AGGAGAAGAAGATAATGGCTGTGAGCACACAGAAACTATTGTCAGAGATACAGATCAAGAACCAACAGGCTCTTGGTAAGGTACAACGTGATTTAAAAAAGGTAGAGGCACGTAGTTTCTCGTTAGGTAAAGCATTGCGTGCAGCAACAGGCGCATTAGCGGCGTTTGGAGCAATCAAAATAGGTCAATTCATAATAAGGACTGCTTCTCAATTCCAAGATCTGCGTGTTGCGTTAAGCGCTGTGACTGGATCAATCGAAGATGGTCGAAAAGCGTTTGACTTTATATTAGACTTTGCAAAAACATCAATATTTGAAGTACAGGATTTAACCAACTCATTTATCAAGTTAAAAGGTGCTGGAATAGAACCGACGGCAGAACTCCTTACAATGTTTCAAGACATTGCTTCAGTAACGGCTGATAGGTTAGGCACACTTCAAGCGGTAACTGATTTATATAGTAGGACAACCGCTGGTGGTTTGGGTCTTGAGGAATTAAACAGGCTTGGTGATAGGGGTATACCTGTATTCAAAATGTTTGAAGAGTCATTAGGACTTTCAAGATTAGAAATTTCAAAAGTTGGTCAAACATCAGAGGGAGCTAAAATATTATTAGAAGCGTTTGAAATTAGCGCAAGAAATGCTTTTGGTGGATCTGCCGCAAAACTTACTAACAATTACAGCCAAGCAGTATCAAACTTAAATGATGCGTTTAGCGGTCTTGCTGATGCAATAGGACGTGGGTTTTTACCTGTTTTAACTAATACAATTAAAGAAGTCAGCGGTGGCACAGATGACTTTAGACAATTAGGTGAGGTGGTTGGTGTTAATTTAGGTGTTGCTTTTGGTGCAATCGCAAAAGGTTTACTATTGTTTGCAGAAAATTTCAAATTGTTTCTAGGGCTGGGTATTGCGCTTGCGTTTTATAGAGTAGCCGGGGCCGCAATTAGATTGGGTGGCGCAATGCTTGTAATAGGAAAAACAGTCGCTGACGGATTATTGGCACCGCTAACAAAGGGTAAAAAACTATTAGGAACGTTTTTAAACTTCCTTAAGAAAAATGCTGTCCAATTGGGTGCACTTGCGGTAAGCGTTGCTGGCGCAAAATTGGTGTTAGACGAATTTGAAAAAATGGCAGTAAAAGTAGAAGGCACATTAGACGAGACTAATGACCAAATGGCCAAGGTTGATGAGGCCATTGAAAAAATGAAAGAAAACGTTAAAAATGCAGACGGTGCATTTGCTGCCTTAAGAGAAAGATTAAAAAATTTAAATCAATTAGGGCTTGACGCTGCACTTGTTAAGAAATTTGAACAATTATATAATCAAATACAACTCGGTACCGGTATAGTTGACATAGGTGCAAACGCATTTAGGTCATTTGCTAAGGCGGTAGGTGATTCATTGTCAGATGCCATTGTTGATGGTAAAAATTTTGCTGAGTCAATGAAGAACGCATTCAAACAAATAACAAAAGCTATTATATCAAGCATTACACAATTATTGATTGAAGTGTTTGTACTTGAATTACTGAGACCAAAAATTGAAGCAATCAGAGATGCCATATTTGGCGAGACAAAAGAACGTGAAAAAAATACAAAAGCGGTAGAAAAAAACACCAAGGCCAAATTAATTAATGCGGCTGTTTCATTTTTACTTGGCGGATTAGCAAATGGTGGTGAGGCAGGATACGCAAATGGCGGTGCTATAGGATTCAGTGGTCGTAGGGCCGCAGGTGGACCAGTTGGTGGTTCAAACGCATACCTGGTTGGTGAACGAGGACCTGAACTTTTTGTGCCAAACGCAGCAGGTACGATTGTGCCAAATGAACGTATGGGCTCAAGCATGGGTGATACTAACATAAATTTCAACATATCAGCAACTGACGCGTCTAGTTTTGATAGTATGTTAGTTCAGAGACGGGGGCTTATAACAAATATAATTAATGATGCGCTTAGCAGGCAAGGAAGGAGATTTGCGTAATGTCAGGAACATTTCCAACAACAAATTTTAAATCAATGAATTGGCAGAGTAACAATAACATCGTTACAACTGAAACACTTACAAACAAAGTTTTTTCAAAAGACATAGGTGGTCATTATTGGAGTCTTACACTGAAATCAACTGCTTTGACGAGATCAGACTTTGATCCTGTGTGGGCTTTCTTGGTACAACAAAAAGGATCATTTGACACGTTTACGCTTGTACCACCTGATATAAGTTCAACCAAGGGTACATTTAGCAACAGCTCTGGCACAAATCTACCAATAGCATCATCCGCATCAGAGGGTGCCACATCAGTTTTTGTAACGCCGTCTGGAAGTGGTACGTTAAAAACAGGAGATCTTATTAAATTTGCTAATCATGATAAAGTTTACATATTGACAAGTGATGTTACTTTATCAAACGCTGTGACCGCACAATTAGATATTTTTCCAGGATTGAATGTTGCATTAACTGGCGGTGTTAATAGCACAACTGAAAATGTGCCAATGAAGGTAAGATTAAACAATGATGTACAAACTTATAAAACAGACATCAATAATGTTTTTGATTACGAAATAGATGTACGGGAAAGTTTATAATGTCAAGGGGTCTTTCAGAAACGGTAAGGACTAACCTTGCTGAAACAAATAAGAAGGTCGTAGACCTTGTAAGGATCAACGCCGCCGACGGTGGCAGATTGATTGATGCAACAACAAACCAACGTATAGCTAATGATTTATATTTCACCAACAATGAATATGACTTACAATTTAATTCAATAACGTACAAAGCAGATTATGGGTTCATAGGACACAGCCCTGTACAGGAATCAAGCACTGCCGTAAACGACCAATTTGAATTGTTATTCACTGGTATTGATCCAACGTTGACGGCTGACATTCTAAATGCAAAATTCGTAGGTGCACCGGTCAAGGTACATAAAGCGGTCATTATAGGAAGCGGCGCAAATTTAGATTTACACCAAGACAGTGTTAGCGTTAACGAACGTGTTTATCTGGTGTTTGACGGTACAATAAGCAGTTTCAGTTATAGCCTTAGCAAGGATGCAGGAACATTATCATTACAGTGTGGAACAAGGTTTGCTGCCTTTGACAAAAAAAGTTTATATGGTTACACAACCGTTACCAGTCACCAAATAAAATATCCCAGCGACACAAGTATGAAATACGCGCAGTTAGACCTGCAGGGAATTAAGTGGGGGATAATTTAATGGGTTTTTTTAAGAAAATATTTAAACCAATTAAAAACATAATTGATACAGGTATAGACCTAGTCACAGATACCGCCAAGGCCGCAATCGGTTTAGTTACAGGTGCATTCACGGGAGGGTTTGGTATTCCTGATATTGATTTTCCTGATACATCAGCAGACATCAACCAAAGCCTCACCATAAATTATAATGCGTCAAATTCTTCTATTCCTGTTATATACGGCAGGAATGTTGATTGTACTGTTATACCAGTACATATAAAAACATGGGGCCCAAATAATGAATTCCTTACAGTCATAGGAGCGTTCAGCACGGGGTTGAGCCAAACAATGGCAACAGGTTCGTGGATAAAAAACATCGAGATTGATAATGAAACAATGGGTCGTTTATATCCAGTGCGGGTTGACACGTCGGGGGCATATAGCACAATAGGTAATCAAGCTTATGGTTTAAGTGACCCATACCAACCTAGCAAGACATTATATAATTCAGCATCAAATTATAGTTCAGGCCAATTAGATAAACAACAAAATTGGGACGGAAACTATCCGTTGGCAGGTGGTTTTGATGGAAAACAATCTAGGGTTTACGCGCCTGCAGTTGGTAGATTTGCTGGGCGTTTTAAATGTCAATTTTTTGATGGAAGTGATCATCAACCAGTGAGCGCACTGGCACAAGCTGCAGATAGTACATGGAATGAAAGGTTACCTGGTATCAGGTATGGTGTTTTTCAATTCCACTTATATAACGAAGATTTTGGAGATGCATTACAGCAGCGATATAAAAATCCTTACAGTGGTTTACCACAGATTAAACTCATGGTTGATGGTCGTAATGTTCCAGATATTGTTTCAAGGAATACAAGCGCAGGTGTAGAAGCAACTGACCAATGGGACACATGTTTTGCAAGCGGATATCAATATCAGGGAACGCATAATAATTACGCAGCCGGAGGTTTTGCACCGACCACATCACCGGTAATGCATTTGTTAGACTACATGTTGAATGATTATTATGGCGCCGGTATACCGCTTGATCAATTTGATAAGGAAAGTTGGATTAAAGCCGCGAAGTGTACACGGTTGTATAAAGACTATTCACAAAAAACAGGATTAACTGGTTTATTTGGGATTTTATATAAGTTAATAGGTGGTTTTATTCAACCGTCTGGCGGGTTATTAGATCAAGTTGACGGTACAATTTATAATGTACAACGTGATGTCTTGACGCCTAGCCCAACAGCAAATCAAACGTATGATTCGTGGAATCACGGCACAATTGCGTTTGCTAACAACAATTATAACAGACAATTTAAAATTTATCCAGACAGGACGTATTTAGAAAACATCAATTTGATGCTTAGGAGCATGGGTGCAATATTAACATACAGGAATGGAAAATATCATTTGTTGATGGAAAACGCCGGCACTGAAAATAATTCATATGATATTCCAACTGAAGCAGCGTTAAAAACACAGTGTGACAATAATGCAAGGACATTTACTGATGATAACATAGTTGGATCAATATCAATGAAGGGTGCTGCGCTTGAAAATACATTTAATCAAATCAAGGTTAACTACCCCGATTTAGGTGATAAGTCTAAAAGCAACAGTCAGGTATATCCAGAAGATGGTAGCGCATTGTTAAATTCATATCTGTTAGAAGATAACAATCAAAAACTAACCACGGAGATTACAAACACTGGAATATTCACTCCGCTTGATGCATTAATCTACGCAAAAATTACGTTGAACAAAAGCAGGAACAGAGAAACCGTTTCGTTTGTAACAAATGATTCAGGCGCAAATATAGCACCTGGTGATCTAATCCGTTTAAACAGCTCGCTTGCTGGTATTGATAATCTATATCGAGTAACTGATTTTTTAATAACAGAAAGCGGACAGATTGAGCTTTCGGGTATCAGGCACATCCCAGACAATTATGATTTTGAACCAGACAGTTTCTTTGACAAGATACGTGCTTTTGTTAGAGAAAGACAACCAGTGGTGCAACGGCCAATCCTAACAATCAAGGCGCCAACACAACTTACTGTTTCAAAAGTTAAAAGGGAAGATGATTTCTTTGACTTATCTTTAAACACAACTGACATGGTTTTATCGTGGAGGGATACAAGCGGCACTGCGGGTACAAATACATATGAAATTTCAATTGAGGCAATCGCGCAAAACAATCAAACATTTGGTACGAGGATCATAGGTGAGACTGCTTCAACAACTTTTAAAATACCTGCTGAAGAAATACCACCAGGTGCAAGTGTGATATTTGGCGTGAGGACGAAAACGCCAAATGGGAACACAAGTGAAAAAACTTTGATAACTACTAATAACGTGCCAACTTATGCTGGTGGTCAGGATTCGGGTACCGTAATACCTTTTGAAAGTATATTTTGGGATAACCTTGCCCAACTAAGTAGCGGTGGTGCTGCATCGGGCGAGCCAAGCGACGGTAACGGAACAACAGGACAGGGAGAGTTATAATGCCAATAACATCGGGTTGGAAAGACAACATTGACGGTATTGTATATCCGGAAGATTATTGTAAATGGGAAGATCTTGGGGATGGTGCAAATCATTATCACACCATTACAAATATTAACTCAACAGTTATCAACAGTAACGGTTTAAATTTTGGTGAGGAAAGCACCTCATACATAAAAATTGATTATACAAACAGTCTTAAATTACATGGTCGTAGTGCTTTTACAATAGAATTTGCAATTAAAATACTTTCTGACAGCACTTCAACTACCAATTTCCAAACGTCTAATGAAGGTTTAATAGTTGGTCAGGCAGAAGGATTAACACCAAGTGGTTTGAATTGGGCAGTCTTGGTTGACGCCAACAATCAAATCAAGTTCCAATATAAAACGGCCACCGGTTATTCAACATTTACAACCACTGCATTAAAAATTTTCAATGACCAGATTGAAAAATTTAAGATAACGTTAGACGGATCTAAACTTGATTTTTATAAAAACGATGTCTTTGTTGTTACAACAAATTTAAACAGTGCGGGTATTCTTTCTAATAGTAACGATCTATGCATAGGCGGTAACAGCCAGGGCACGAGTCAACTATACAATGCGCAGATATCTGGTTTAAGATTAAGAAAAGATGTTTACACAGGTGATACACTTGAAACCAGCGACCAATTGTATTTGATTGAGGCGGCACGAGAAACTGCGTCAGATAATTCAATCACGAATGTTTCAGACAATTGGGACGTTGACACGTTAATATATCTTCCTTTCAGCTCTAATGCTAATCTATTACCAAGACAGTTAAAAAAAATACCAGCAACGTGGGGTGATTGGACTCGTTGGTTCGTTGCACCATCTATGTATATTGATGCAACAACAAGCACGATTAATTTTTCAACAAGCCATAAGGGTTTCAAAAAAGCACAGATACAAACAACCGACGGATTCTTGTACCCATATAATGCGGGTGTAACTGCAACAGGTGCAAATCAAAATCTTCCATATTGGGGTGGACAACTCAATTATAGTTCAACCATCCATGGGCAGGGTGGTGATATCAATTTTGTAGCAACGCCGTCTTTGACAAAATTCTTTCCAACTGAGGTAACAAACAACGAAGGAAGAGTTACTGAAACTAATACTTTAAATTTACAAATGAAGATACCGTCAAAAGGTTATATGCCTGACGAAGAAAAAACTGAATCAATGGCAATGCTTGATACAAGCAAGGTTGACTCAACAAGCGCCAAGGCGCAATACAATCAAGGTTTCAGACCTAGGGGTATCAAACGAGTATCAATCAGACATTCTGCTGAATATATACAGGAAACACAAATAAGGAATTCGCAGGACGACGCTCACATGATGGGTATGCCATACTATGAATTCAACACAAATATTGAGGGCGGCATTTATATTGCAGGACTAGATTCAATGAACGCCAGCACAACTGGCATA